AGGTGCCAAAGAGGACTACTATGGGAAATCCAAAAAAGACTACGGCGAGATATACCTTCGCAAGCGCAGTTACATCGACTTAGCCGAAGACGTGCTGCTGCAAACCGAAGAATCTAAAGCCAAAGCCGCCGGCAACGACGACAGGACGAAAGAGGTCAGCAGTGCCCGTTCCGAGATTACCAGCATTAAGAAAGAGCTTCGCGATGCCACCAGCGCGCAAGAAATAGAAGACATCATGGAGCGGCTACGACGGCGCAGACGCGAGCTGATGCAAGAGCTGGGAATCGTTAAGTAACGGATAAAAAGCACAAGTGCAAGGTAAGGGTTATCTTTGCCGGAGAGGGAGTTGCGACGCAGTTGCAACAGACGGGACGGGGGAGAGCGAACGGGAACAGATAGTAAATAAAATATCTTATCAATATGCCAGCAGTAAAAGAGAAGATAAGGTCGTTGAGTAAGGTTGCGGACGTCCAGGAGATGGATACCGTAGCCTACTCGAAGAAGAACGAGCAGGGCAGAGCCTTTACTATATTGATGGAGGCGCAGACCTACTGGGACAACATGTCGCGTTTCCGTAAAGACAGGGAGCGCAACAAACGTTACACCTACGGCGACCAATGGAAAGACGTCATTGAAGTCGATGGCGAGACGATGACCGAAGAAGAATATATCAAGAAGCAGGGCAGCGTACCCTTGAAGAACAACCTTATCCGCAGGCTTGTGAGGAATGTTCTCGGTGTCTATCGCAGTCAGTCGAAAGAGCCCACCTGTACTGCCCGTGACCGTGACGAGCAGAAGCTTGGCGAGACGATGAGCACCATCCTTCAGTGCAACATGCAGCTGAACCGGATGAACGAAGTCTATGCGCGCAGCATGGAAGAGTTTTTGATTAGCGGTTTCGTCGTGCACCGGAAATGGTATGGCTGGCGCAATAACAAGTTAGACTGTTGGACGGACTATGTACAGCCCAACAACTTCTTCATCGACAACAACATGCGCGACTTCCGCGGATGGGACTGCAGTTTTGTCGGCGAAGTTCACGATATCGACTTCAACACCCTTTGCCGCGAGTTTGCCGAGAGTCCCGACGACTATCAGCGCCTTGCGCGCATATACACGTTTGCCCGGAAGAAGTCCTACCTGATGACGCAATGCGAACGCTTCGGCTATTCGAGGATTGAGAACTACGACTTCCTGTTTACGTCAGACCCGACACGTTGCCGTGTCATCGAGGTATGGCGTAAAGAAAGCAAGCCCCGTTACCGTTGCCACGACTATAATAACGGCGACATCTTCAAGATAGACATCGAAGACAAGGCAGAGCTTGTCGATGCCGTCAATGCCGACCGTATCACCCGCGGACTTGCCGCCGGTATGGAACGCGACGACATCCCCCTGATTACGACAGAGTGGTTCATGGACGACTACTGGTACTTCTACTACCTGTCCCCCTTCGGAGACATCCTGAAAGAAGGTGAGAGCCCCTACGAGCACAAGAGCCATCCCTATGTTTTCAAGGCATATCCCTTCATCGACGGAGAGATACACAGCTTCGTTGCTGACGTGATAGACCAGCAGCGCTACACTAACCGGCTTATCACCATGTACGACTGGATTATGCGTGCCAGCGCGAAAGGCGTGCTGATGGCACCCGAAGAGTGTTTCAAGGGCATGGACATTAACGAAGTTGCCGACGAGTGGAGCCGCTTCAACGGTGTCATCCTCTACAAACCCAGCAAGAGCGGTGCCATACCCCAGCAGATCAGCGCAAACTCCACCAATATTGGTATCAGTGAGCTGTTGAGCCTGCAGTTGAAGTTCTTTGAAGACATTAGCGGTGTCAACGGTGCTCTGCAAGGTAAGCCAGGCTACAGCGGTACCAGCGGTTCGTTGTATGCCCAGCAGACACAGAACGCCACCACGTCGTTGCTCGACCTGTTGGACTCTTTCAGCAACTTCGTCTGCGATGCCGCCTACAAAGATGTTAAGAACATGCAGCAATACTACGACGACAAGCGCGTGTTCAATATTGCCGGCAAGAATAACACCCTGGTACAGTACGACAAGAACAAGATTGGCGATGTAGAGTTCGACCTGTCCGTTACCGAGAGTACGGCGACGCCCGCCTACCGTCAGATTGCCAACGACTTTCTGTTGGAGATATGGCGCAGCGGTCAGATTTCCCTCGCCCAGATGCTTGAACATATCGACGCACCTTTTGCCGACGAACTGTTGCAGAGCATACAGAGTCAGCAAGAACAACTGGCGCAAGGTCAGATGCCCAACGGCGTGTCCCCGGAACTTGCCCAGCAAGTACACCAGAACGCCGACATGGACGCTGTCAACCGTGCCTACGGCATGATGAAAGGCGCAGCCTGACAAGATAGTTGTATGTACGATGAGGGTAGCTGTAAGGCTACCCTTTTTTATTGTCAGGATGTTTCCTTGCTTTATTCATTTTCCGGTATGCCTCCTTCCACGAATAGAACTGCTGCCTCTTCATCTCTATCGCTTTTTCCGTGAGAAACATAGAGCCGTCCCGGTAAGGTGTGCAATAGAAACATTCCTCGACGAGGTCTCTGATGTTAGAATTTCTATTGATGTAATGTTTCTTTTTCAGGATGCGGAAGTTTTTTCTATCCATGACAATCAACTTGCCATCGTTCGTTGGTAAGACATAGTAGCGCTCACCGTCTTCCTCGTGAGCCTCGTCAGCCTTCTTGACAGCCTCTCGCAGCTGCAGGTACGCTTTGAATTTGATAAAGATGTTCATGATGTTATGGTTTTTTGTTTTTTATATTTGGTGGCGACAGCGTCGCCATATACTGAATTTATTACGATATGGTAGCAGCGGAGACCGTCTTTTTCGTTGCCGTAGTCCTTCTTTGTGTACGTTTGATGATTGTGGGTATCGGCATTTCATGGAAGCACACCTGCAGTCCTATGGCGCGTGTCATGAGTTTGTCGTCATGGCATCCCTCCTTCGCCTCGAAGCCACCCTTGACCGTCTCGATGTACGTCCGGTACTCCGTCAGGCAGCCTTCGTCTCGTTCCGTATAGAGATGTTCGCGGATGACCGCTTTTAGATTATTGATGATAACCCCTTTCGTCAGCACATTCGTATGATAGCCATACTTTCTCGGCTTGCCCTCCTTAATATCCTCAGCACTTTGTTTGCGTGCATACAGGTTATCATAGACATCGCGGACGAGATTCAAGATGTACTCCGCCTCTCCTTTTGTATTGTTCGTCTCCAGCGTATTGCTCTCGATGACCAGCAGCGCATGGTTGTAGTATTCCGCTATCTGCGTTGCCTTCCACGCCAGCAAGTCCATGTCGATATGTCCGTACCACTGAGCCACGACAGACGGTCTTTCGCCATCCATCATAAAGAGCCTGTTGAAGACGACGACGCAGGCGAAGTCAGCCCTTTCCGTCTTGCCCTTGCAGACATCGACGACAACCAGGTATTGGTCAGTCACCTCCTCCTCGTCATCCTTCTCCACGTCTTCCCATACCCACAGTCTTCCATTCTGTTCATTCCTGATACGCAAGTTCTCCAGCGCCTCCTCACCGGTGTCGCCCTTACCGTAGATTTCCCCAATGAACTTCGGCGGTCTGCACGCTGACTGAAACTGCAAGATGTCCTCATCGGCGAAGACCTTGCGTCCAGAGAACGTGAACGCCTCGATGTCGTCCGACGGATATTCCGACGCCATGTCAGCATGCGACGTATATTTCTTGCGTTCGACAACATACCAGTGAATAGCCTCCAGTGTAGCGCCCATCTGCCACAGTCTCCACAGGTATTTCCCCGGTTCCTCTCGCACAGAGTCGGCAGCATCACTATTTCTATTGTCATATAGCGACTGTGCAAACGCCCTTCGCTCCGCGTCATTCTTAAACGGCAGCACATACTCATCAATCTCAAACCACGAGATGAACAGTGCCTCGAACTGCGACCTATGATATTTAGCATCTTGATATTCCCGATGGAAGAGGTTGTCGGAACCGTTAGCCGTTGACTCATAGACAATCATCGTATAAGGTTTGAGGAGCACACCCGAACAAGCCGAGCGTACGATGTCCTCCGGCTTCTTTCCCTCCGTCGTCTTCCATAGTCCAATCTCCGTGAGGTGCACCAGGTTATAGTCTCCACCACGACACGAGTCGGGTTTTTCTGCAGTACCGATTTTAATCTTGCAGTTGCGTTGCGGTATGCGGTAGATGTTGCCCGTCTTACCCACGCCCACCATCTTCGCCTCGTTGTCCGCATACGCTTCTCCCAGCTGGTGCAACATCTCCACCGGATAAGCATCGATCATACGGTCGAACATATCCTTCACCTCCGTAGAGGCATCCTTGACATTTCCGATGATAAGACTGTTCAGTCCCACCTTATGCACCAGCTGCAGCCAAGCCATATAGAGCTGTATGCAAGTAGAGCCGCCCCACTGCCTTGCCTTCAACAAGACAAGACGTATCGGTTTACCCGCGCGTCGCATCCGTTCCAGTCGTGCCACCAGCTTTCTCTGCGGACGGTTGAGTCGGAAGTGAACATCATCCCCGCCGCCCTTTGCCTTGATGAAGACGAACAGTACAGCCCAAAAAGCGAAGTCGTGTCGGCATCGTACGCGGACGAACTGTTGTACGACCTTTCTCTGCTCCTCCTCCGTCTGCTCCGCACCTATCTCCTCCAAAAACTTCTTGATGGAGCCATCGCGTACTATCTGTCTGACCAGCGGCACCTTCATCATATCATCCGGCAGCCACTGTTCCTTCAGTGGGAAGTCGGCGATGACAACCTTTGTACGCTTTCCGACAGAGCCTTCACCCGTCACCGGGTTGAACTTTGCACCGTTAGCGATGATGCGCTGTTCGTTTTCCTGAAGGATAGTCGTAGCAGTATCATGTATCATTGCCATGGCGCAGGAGAATTGAGAAAGCCGACCGTCAGCCCGGCGATGTAGCAGTATAGATGTAGCAGGGCATTGTTGTTTGGGAAGAGGAAGCCGAAGGCGATGAA